TTTCATAATATAATTTTGTTTTAAACTGCGCCTATTTGGATGCCGTTATCAATAACATTTGCCCCGGAATCAGGAGTCGAACCTGATACAACTTACTGAGTTTACAGACGGGCCACGTTCACCCTCATTGTCGGCTTACCAATCGCCTTCCGGGTTATTGCCGCCCCCTTTAATAATCACTAACTTACTAACAGTTTAATAATTATAAGCGGCAATGAGGTTAAAAAGTTATTCAAAATCAGATTCGTCTATACTACTATCTGATTCCCATGCATTAGAAAATGCTTTATTTTGAAATAATGATGAGAGTCCTGTTATTTGTTTCATTCTTAATAATTCATCTTTACTCATTCCTACATGCTTACATATCCACGCATCACCTTTACCCATTTCAACTAATTCAGACACAATAGTACTCATTAATTCAATATTATGTGATCCTCTTGCTCGATTATGTCTTATAGTTGAAGCCATACGATCTGATCTTCCTTGTTTCCATTGGTTAATATTAACTACTGGCAATCTTCCATATACTCTATTTCTAACTTCTTCTACTTCTTTTCCTACTCTATTCCTATGAAATCCATCTATTACAGTTATTTGTGAATCTTCTTTAAATGAAACAATTGGTTGTGTATATCCATCTTCCATGATAGATTGTCTTAATAGTTCCATTTCAGGAGGTGCAACACTATTAGGATTATAATCATTTGCTTTTACATTATCATTTTTTACCCATAAAACACAATCTACTGGTTCATTTTTCATTGGTGAAATTTCATGCAAAGCAATTTTAATTTCATTAATAATATCAATTTTTTCATCATTACTCAGAAATTCATAATTTGGAATTAGTGATAAGATTTTTTCTTTCATGTTTGTTTGATTTTTATTGTTAAATATAATTTCCATTTTTGTCATGACTTTCGTCTCCTCTTAATGGAGGATTAAAAACACTAACCAATATTACATCTGTTATTGCAGTAAATTCGTGAGGTTGATTATTATCTACAATATATGTAATCCCTTCATATATTTCATGTATGTCATCATTAGTTAAATCTCTTAATAGGCCATATCCCGATATACAATAACACGCCTCTTGATGATTTTTATAATGCCATTTATATGGGCCACCTTTATTTATAAAAGTTTTCATTAAAGCAAATCCTACTTTATCACTTTTTAAAACACTTCTATAACTTGTGCCTCCTGTAAATTTTACGCCTTCAATTGTTTTTATATCTATTGTTTTCATATTTTGCTATATTTATTTTTTATATATTTCATTCTTTCAATTTGTTCTTTAGTTGGAGCAAGTCCTAAATATTTACATGTATGATCATTTTTCAAAATTGTAATAACAAATCTTTTCCAGCTTGCAACATCAGAATTATGGCATTTTAACATATCTAAATGATCTGGTAAAGATTGTATGATTACTCTTTGTTTATCTTTATTGCCATGTGATGTATTACCATTTAATTTAAATTTTATATCATTTTTAATTAGATCATTTATTACATAATCGGGCAATCCGCGCCCTATCCTGCCCCAATATTTGATAGATTGGATAAAGCGCTGCTTAAAATTTATAGATGATTTTTTAGGTAATGTATTCAATAAAAACTTTGCAAAAGATTTCCATGTATGACCTTTAGGCAATTCAAATGAATGATAATTAAGTTGTTTTCCGTAAGTTGCAACAAAGTTAGCACCATTTACCCTCGCACATAATGTTGCCCAAACATGTGGATCTATAACCCTATATAGGTTCAATGAGCTTTTGCTTTCACTCATAAATGGAGAAGCTACTCTCATTTTATGTATTGATAACCCTGCTTTCCAAAATATGTCATATAATTTATTATAATCCCATTCAAATTTGCAATTAGCAATCCAAATATCTTCAGTTTTCCAATCATAAATAGGATAACAATTATATGTATGTTTTGTATTTCTTTTAGTCCAAATATTACCTCCATGTGTTTGTTTGTTTTCATTTACAATTGCTCTCCATCTATTTAGGCTTTCATGAGTTCTAATTCCAATTAAACATGCACAATCTTCACCATTTGAATACCACTCTCCAAATTCATCCCAAAATTCTTGATATCCCATATTCTCTCTAAAAAATGGGAATTTATGATTATTAATATTTACTATATAATCTTCATTTGGCATTTCTCTAATCCATCTATGTTTGTCATTATTTCCCCAACATTGCCAATCTATCTCATATGATGAAACAGTACATGGTAATGTAATAGGCAAACAGCACCAATATATATCCAATACATCTCTATTATTTTGCATCATTCTATGCATAAATTCAAGAGATAAAGTATAATTAGCTTCATTATCTAATATCATTATGCCAATTTTTCTACCAGGATAATCTTGTCTTAATATGTCAATCATTAAATTAAGCATTACTCCTGAATCCTTACCACCACTAAAACTGACATATACCTTTTTGAAATTATCAAGAATATATTTCATTCTTAATTTTGATTCAGTATAAACATCATTTGATAAATATTTAATCATAATTCAAGTTTTAATTGTTTGGTTTTTTGTCTATTTTCAATTTCTATTTTTTTATATGCATGATAATATTTTGACTTTTTCGGGGTAAATCCTAAAGATTTCAAAGCATAATCATTTTTTAAAATTGCTAAACATATTTTTCTATACGATGGTACTTTATTTTTAATCTCAAGTTCATATGGGGCTTCATCTGGTATTCCATTAAAATAACATCTGTGTTCCCATGTCTTTATATATTCCATTATTTGATTTTTCATATTCTAATATTATTTTATCTGCTATTTTATTTGCCTTATCCTGAACATCTTTATTTAATAAATTCCATGCTATTCTTGTTAAATATTCTGGAGTGTTATGTATAAACATACATGCAGCTGCACCCAACCATGCTCTTCTATTTTGCTGCTTATTTGTTAAATTAACATCAACTGATATTTTCCACACATTTAATAATTTTTTCATTGCATCATAAAATTCTATTTGATTTGATAAAAGATTTATAGCAGATATAACTTTTTTATCTTTATCTATGATATCATTTAAATTATACATTCCTGCATTAAAATCTTCCCATTTTTCATAATGCTCATAAATTTGTTTCATATTATTTGGTTTATTGTTTAAAATGTAAAATAATTATCTCTTTGAATATCGACAATACTTTTAAATAACTGAATCTCATTTTTAAAGTCTAATTCGCAAGTCATAAGCATCCCGTTTCTTTGTTTCATGATCCTTATCCTGCGTTTATGTTCATAACTTACATCGCCTGATCTTTCAGCATCATTAGCACCCCAAAGCATTAAGATAAGATCTGCATCTTGTTCAATGGCACCAGATTCACGAAGGGCAGATATTGGGGGAGGCACATCCCAATTACTACCTTTTACCCCATCCCTACTTAACTGTGATAAAGCAATTATTGGTATTTCTAATTCCTGAGCAAGGTTTTTAAGTTCCCGGCTAATTGTCGCTATTTCCTGCTCACGATTGTTTTTAGATTCTCCCTGCATTAATTGTAGGTAGTCAATAACGATAAGCCCGATATCATGTTTCTTTTTTAACCTTCTTGCCTTAGCTTTTAAGGATCGTAAATTTACTGCATTAGCGTCATCAAAAAAGATCTTATGCCTTGATAGGTTTTCGGCTGCCTCATTCAATTTTTTATAATCTGAATCTTCAAGCCTACCTGTCTGCAATTTGTTTAAAATTATGTCCGATTCTGCTGCAAGCATTCTAAGGGCCAAATAAGGCGCTTTCATTTCGAGTGACCATATACCTACCCCTGAGCCATTGAGGGCCGCATTTCGCACCAAATTAAGCGCAAACGCTGTTTTGCCGACAGAAGGCCTTGCGGCTATGATTATAAGATCTCCAGGCTGCCAGCCTCTTGTGGCCTTATCGAGATCTGAAAATCCTGATCTTATCCCGGTTATTGAACTTCCTGAAGCCTTCCATTTATCGATCTTTTGCAATGTGTTAACCATTACACTCGAAATATGTAAAACATCTGATTGCTTAGAATCCGATAGGTTCATGATGTACTTTTCGGCCATGTCAACAACTTCGAAAGGATCGGTATCATTCTCAAATGCTTTGGCAGTTATTTCAGAGGATACGGATATAAGTTTTCTTAGGATATATTTTTCATGCACTATTTTGGCATGGTTTACTATGTTAGCCGTTGAAACTATGGCGTTTGTGAGCCTTACAAGTTCGTACGGGCCGCCTATCAATTCGAGGTCGTTATTTGCTTTTAATTGCTCTGTAACTGTTATTAAGTCGATAGGCTTATGTTTCTTTTGCAGATCGGTTATGGCAGTATAAATCTTTTGATGCGCGGTTACATAAAATGAATCCGTTGTAAGTAGGTCGGCCACTTTATCAATAGCACCCGATTCGAGCATTAAAGCACCCAGTATGGCTATTTCGGCATCCTTTGCTTGTGGTTGTAATCCTTTCATGGTTATTTATTTAGCTGTTCAAATCGTTCACGTTCCCTCTGCCATCTTTCCCGGTTGGCCTTTGCAAGATTCTCATGTTCAGTAGGTTGTTTCTTATTTTCATCTTTAAACCATACCATACGCATTTTCTGCTTCCAACTTACAACTGGGTTACCTTTACTATCTTTCCAGTCTCCGTCATTGTAATAGTTCCAAGCCTTATCACCGTTCGTATATCCATGCTCTTCAAAGAACTTAACAACTTCATCAATATGTGGAGGTATAAACTTTAATTTTTTAGGTTTGCCCTTATTATTATCATCTTTATTTATATCTTCATTTTCATTTTCATTTTCCATATGTTTAACATATGTTGAAGATATGTTTTTCTTAAGTTTATTGTTTCTTCTTGATTCTGAATACTTTATACGTTTAATTGATTCTTCTCTCAATCTTTCATTAAAATACTTTCCATCAATATTTTTAAATTTAGCAAAAATATCTTCGTCATGTGATTTACATATGAATAACATATCTTTTTCATTTAATTCACCTTTTTGATGTTGTAAACAAAGTAAGCGAATATACTTACCAACTTGCTCATCAGTCATGGTAAGCGTACCTGTTAAAAAGTCGCTGGTGTAAAATAAAAATGCTGGATCTTTTGCCATAAAAAGATTAACCCCTCCGGAATAAAGGATCTACCAGAATCCAATATCCCATCGGGGCAAAAAGTTTATAAATGATGCTGGTAGTCATCGATACAA